AATGCAGTCAATCAAATTTTTGTAGAAGATGATGGATATGGTTATACAACTGCTCCCACCGTATCTATTAGCACATCTCCTGGAACTGATGCAACTGCGGTAGCTATCATGACCGAAAGGTCTGGTATTGCCACTGGTCAGTCTATCGATAGGATTTTAATCTTAAACCCTGGTAGTGGGTACACTGGTATCCCGACTGTTAGTGTCAGTGGTTCTGGTATCGCCACTGCTGGCATTACAACTTTAGGTGCGGTCGGTATTGTTACAATTACAAGTGGTGGTTCTGGTTATACAACATCACCTACAGTCACATTCTCTGCACCAACATCTGGCACCACTGCAACTGGTGAAGTTGTTATGGTTGGAGGTACAATCAGTGCAGTTCGACTATCCAACGCTGGTACTGGATACACGGCTGGTCAAAACGTCACTGTCACGATTGGTGCTGCAACAACAATTGCCACCGGAAACTATGTCTTTAATGAAACTGTATCTGTTGGTGATGTTACCGCGAGAGTTAAGGTTTGGGACGCGAGTTCTAACACTCTGGACATCAACATGTTGAGTGCGATGGAATTCCCAGTCGGCGGTAAAATTATCGGACAAGAATCTGGTGCAACGTATATCATCAAGTCTGTTAGTTATGACACACCAACAGATTTCCCTAATGATGATCTATATCAAGCGAATCAGTATAATGATAATGCAGAATTTGAGACTGAGGCTGATAACTTATTAGACTTCTCAGAGAGGAACCCGTTCGGTACTTTCTAAATAGTTAGAAAATACTTGAAATGTTAGGCACTTACTTCTATCATGAAATATTAAGAAAGACAGTCATCGGTTTCGGTACTCTCTTTAATGATATTAATATTCGACACCGCGATGCGAGTGGAACAAGTTTCAGCAACTTGAAAGTTCCACTTGCATATGGACCTATTCAGAAGTTTTTAGCAAGAATTCAACAACAACCAAATCTTGATAGAGAGATTGCATTAACATTACCTCGACTCTCCTTTGAGTTGACAGGTCTACAATATGATCCATCTAGAAAAACTGGTGTTACACAGACATTCATAGCCAATCAGGGTGGGAACGTAAAAAAAGTTTATATGCCTGTCCCATATAATGTAACATTTGAATTGAATGTTATCTCTAAACTTAATGATGACTCTCTTCAAATTATTGAGCAGATTCTTCCATATTTTCAACCATCTTTCAATATTACAATCAATTTAATTAGTGCAATTGGTGAAAAGAAGGATGTACCGATTGTGATGGAGAGTATCACACAGAACGATCAATATGAGGGTGGTTTTGATAGTCGTAGATTAATTATCCATACTCTTAGATTCACGGCAAAAACATACTTGTTTGGACCTGTTGCAGACAGTACTGATGGTCTTATCAAAAGAGTGGATGTGGACTACTACACCAGTACAAATATCAAGACTGCTAAGAGAGTACAGAGATATACCGCAACTCCAAAAGCGTTGCAAGACTATAATGACGATAACGCAACTACCGTCGATGGCGCAATATCCACAAAAGTTACAAAAATCAAAGTCAATGCATCCACCGATCTTACAGTCGGTGGTCGTATTATCATCGGCGGTGAAATTATGTACGTTGAGAACATTAACGGTCAAGACGTTAATGTCATCAGAGGATATGACAATACTGCAGTTGCGGAACATGAACACGGAACAACTGTTAATGTTCTCAATGCTGCAGATGACGTTCTTATTGAACCTGGCGATGACTTTGGATTTAATGAAACATCTTCATTCTTCACCGATGGAGGTGAATGATGAAAAACTTTGATGCAATCAATGATGCTCTTGATGTAGAGGCTTCCATTGTTCCAGCGGAAGAAACTCCTAAATTAGTTGAAAAACCAAAAGGAAAAGATGACATCGGTAAGGACTATGAATATTCTAGAGGTAATCTGTATTCCTTGATTGAGAAGGGGCAGGAAGCTGTCAATGGTATCCTTGAACTTGCACAAGAGTCCGATTCTGCAAGAGCATATGAAGTTGCAGGACAATTGATAAAAAGTGTTGCAGACACTACGGATAAACTTATCGATCTACAGAAAAAGATGAAAGATATTGATGAAGAACCAAACAGAGGTCCTACTAATGTGACAAATGCTCTGTTTGTTGGTTCCACTGCAGAACTTCAAAAACTACTCAAGCAACAGAAAAATAAGGATGTTAAATGAAGTCTCAAGAACTGTCAGAATTTTTTAGTCTGATTGGTCAGGCTAAAAAAGAAAAAGAAGAAGAATTTGATAATTTACTCAAGGAAGCCAATGTCGATTTAGAGTCGATGGCTACCTCACTTTTTACTGGCATTGAAAGTGCAAAAGTAGAAGTAAAAGAACAGAAGAAGAAAGAAGAAAAACTGATTGAAAGTCTAGACAATCTTTTAGTTTCTTTAGAAAAACCAAAAGAAACTACCCCAGTTGTTGTAGGTGTTCCAGATGATTTCGACATCTCCTCCTTAGAAGAAGAAATAGAAGAAGAGGTTGTTGAGGAAGAAGTTGTAGAAGAAACCGTCGAAGAAGACGATACAATTTCTAAAGCTATCAAGTTTATTGATACTCAACTCAAAGAAGAACTCAAAGATATTGAACCCAACGATCCAACTGTCGATAGTATCAAGGCAGAAGTAAAAGAACTTAGAAATATTCTCTATAAAGTTCTTGCACATGGACCTGGTTCTGGTGAAGTCAGAGTCCTGCGAATGGACGATGTTGACACGGATGATCTTGCTAATGGTAGAGTTCTTTCCTACGACTCTTCATCAGAAAAACTCAAGTTTGTAGATCAATCTGGTGGTGGTGGTAATACTGGATATGCAAACACTGCAGGTATATCAACCTTTGCAATCTCCGCAGGTGTTGCCACCAATTCAACACAACTCAATGGTCAAGTTGCATCATATTATCTTGACTATGATAATTTTACAAATACACCCACAATCCCCACTAATAACAATCAGTTAACAAACGGTGCTGGTTTTATCACTAATAGTGTGAGTGGTAATTTTACGGTTAGTGGCAACGTTTCTATTGGTGGCACACTTACTTATGAAGACGTAACAAATATTGATTCTGTTGGACTCATTACCGCTAGAAGTGGTGTAGAAGTTGGTAGTGGCACCACACTGAGTCCGGAGGGCAATGGTTTCTTTGTTGGTGTTGTAACCGCAACTAGTTTCGTTGGTAATCTTACTGGTAATGCAGATACTGCAACCAATTCAACTCAGTTAAACAGTCAGGCTGCATCGTACTACTTAGATTATGATAATTTTACAAATACACCCATTTCTAGTGTAACTGCAACCACTACAACAACATCACAAACAGCGGTAGATACGTTTGCTGCAGCCACATATCGTTCAGTCAAATATCAGATTCAAATTACAAGAGGTTCTGAATATCACATTACTGAAGTATTCATTGTTCATGACGGAACTACATCTTATGGAACTGAATACGCAACGATCAAGACAGGATCATTACTTGCATCATTCGATACTGATATCAACTCAGGAAATGTAAGATTATTGGTTACACCAACCAGTTCTTCATCAACAGTTTTTAAACTCGTCAGAACTCTTATTAAAGTATAAATAATACACGACTAATTTTGTATCAATGAAAAACGGGAAGTGTCCCGCAGGGGAATATTACTGTTACACCAATAAAGAATGTAAACCCATTCCAAAGGGTTTTATGGTTGGTCGTGCTGGAATGCTTCGCAAAGAAAATGGTCACTCGGTTGAAGATACCAAAAAGAATGGTAACGGCAACGGAAATGGTAATGGCAATGGTAATGGTGGCAACGGAAACGGTGGCACCGTGAGTGAGGAAGGTCTTCGTGATTGGTTTGGCAAATCCAAATCAAAAGACGGGAAGAAAGGTTGGGTCAATGTTGTGACAGGAGATTCCTGTGCAAGTGACAAACCTGGTGAAGGTATTCCTAAATGTGTTTCCTCTGCAAAAAGAGCAAGCATGTCCAAGAAAGAAAGACGTGCTGCTGCCGCTGCAAAGAGAAGAAAAGATCCTGGACAACAGCAAAAAACTGGTGCTGCAAAACCAACCAATGTCAAAACTGATAGAAAGACAAGAAAAGAGAACGTAGAACTAGTCGATGCTTACGGTAATACATTTGCAACTATTCAAGACGTTATCAAACCAGAACCCATGAAAGAAACTGCCTGCCCCCGTTGTGGTCATAATCCATGCATCTGCAGAGAGACTTATGATATTGAAGCTATGACTGAAGCCAAAGACAAGAAAGGAAAGGGTAGTGGAAGCAAAGACGCTTGTTATCATAAGGTCAAGTCTCGTTACTCTGTGTGGCCTTCTGCATATGCATCCGGTGCATTAGTCAAGTGTCGTAAGGTTGGTGCTGCAAACTGGGGTAATAAGACTAAGAAGGAAGAGTTTGAATTTTCTCCCTCACAAGTCATGGCACTTGAAACTGCAGGTCTCATTCAACTGAATGAAAAAGGTCAAAAGTGTTGGAAGGGATATGAAAAGAAAGGCACCAAAAAGATGTTTGGTAAGACCTATAACAACTGCGTGAAAAAAGAAGAGGTAACATACGAAGAAAGAATCCGTATCAATCAGAACGGACATACTTATGCAGTCATGTTGAATTGGAGAGGTAAAACTTATTCAATTCAAATTTTCTTCCCTGAGTTGAGAAAGCCAACTAGACAAGAGGTAGAAGATAAGATTCGCAAAATCTATCCTGATGCTAAAGTCACTTACTTTGCACCAAAAGAATTTGATCCTGCAGATCCTACCGTGATGGTAGGGGAACAAATTCAAGCAGGTAAACCAGGTGATGGTTATCTTGGTCCAACAGTTAAAGTTGGCGGGAAGAAATACGGAATTCCAAACCCCCTTCACACTCCTGGACCAAGCATTGGTGATGTTACGAGAGATAGAGTGAATACAATTCAAAGTGGGATAAAGAAAAGAACTGAAATAATGAAATCATATGGATATGAACCTAGTGGATATGACACCATCTTTAATAGAAGTCCAGCATTGAAAAAATACCAGAGAAATTCATATCAACCAAAAGGTGAGATGATCGAGAACGCTGGTCCCAGTACACCAGTCAGGGTAGGTACTGATGGAGGAATTGAACCACATATGGGTGGTGGTAGACCTGGTGGTATAAGACGCCGGCCGCCGGGACCTAGACAAGCAAGTAAAAAGCAACCACAATATGCTCATTATGAACCAGAAGGTGAAGTAGTTAGTGAGAGAAGTCGTTTGGATGGTCCAGAAGAACGTAAAAAGGATCTGGACAAACGATACGATCCAAAAGGTGGAGGCACAAATCCATTTCAACATGTGCCTGTGAAAAAAGCACAGAAAGAACATGTAGGTGAATCTAGAAAAATTAAGAAAAAATTTGGACCTAAACCAAAACCAGGAAACCCTGCGGAATATCTCAAAAATCTTCCTGCTCCACCCACAAAAAATTTACCACTACCCGAACAATTAACCTCCGAAGGCAAATCAGATGGAGATCCCTGTTGGGATAGTCACAAACAGGTTGGAATGAAGAAAAAAGGTGGTAAGATGGTTCCTAACTGTGTCCCTAAA